CTTCCGATCTGGAGAGGAGGAAGTCCCCATTACTGCGCCAACTACTGCAGCCGTCCCAGCCGTTTCAAAATTCTGAAGTCGTGCTCTTGCTCCGCCACCAATTCCACTAGCACTTACTACCCCTTGGAAGCTGCTCTGACCGGCCGCCGGTAACGCCAAAATTCCAGTACCAGGAAAGGCGGCTGCAGCACGACGGCGCAAGCCTTCCTGTTCCGCTGCTACGCGCTCTTGATTCCGACGGATTGAGGCAGCAATAGCCCGTTCCTGCTGGCGCTCAGCAGCAGTCTTTTTTACCTCTGCCGTCAGCTGTCGCTGAGCATTTAGACGCTGGCGGGCGATCTCTACCTGAGCACGTAGCTCATTACTTGCTGCGTTTTCGCGCTGGCGAGCATCCTCAATCAACTGATTCTGCTCACCCTTAATCTTGTTTATCTCACGCTCTGCACTAACTACAGCATTGGCAGCTCGCCGCGCTTCCACTGAGTCAGCCGGCACCTCTCCCAGTCGCTGGAGGTTTCGATCACGCAGCTGCTGCTGTGCCTCCAATCTGGCATTAGGCACCCTGTCATAGATTCGAGCCAGATTCTCAAGTACCTTTTGCGCATCATCTGATATTCCGCGAAATGATCGCTCTAAATCAGCCTGTGCTTCATCTGCACGCCTTTTAAGAACCTGATACACCCCAGCAATTGCCAACGACGCCACGCCTGCAGCCGCTGATGCTTCAGGACCAATTGAGCTAATTGCTGTACCAATAGCCTCAAACGGCGCCGACAATGCCGCCAATTTTCCCTGAGCAGCTGTAAGCGATGCACTCCACTGCGCAACTCCCGCCGCTGCAGCTGCTGCAGGTTCAGAAAGCAATCCTCCCAATGGCTTAAGCAGCCCCGGTAACGCTGCTGCCTTCGTCGCAATCGCATCCAGACTCCCCGCCACAGCTTGAGCGCCGCCAGCCAGACCACCAACGCCTGCAGCTACGCCAGCTCCGGCAGCGCCAGCTACTCCAGCAGTGGCCAGCCCTTCGCCTGTCAAAACTACACGGCCTACCATTGACCGCGATAGTTCACGACGCATCTGCACGATATTTTGAATAGCACTTGCTGTTCCACTCGCCACACCGCCAGGGGTAACATTTAGCCCCTTGCTCAGATCAAGCCCTGCTGCTTTCTGCTTTAACGCATCAATCTGTCGCCCCAGTGCTTGATATCCTTCGCCAGCAGATGCAATTACACCTTTCAAGCGGACAATCTGTCCTACCTGTTGCGCGGTTGTATCAGATGATGCCTTTGCCATCATCTTCAGGCCGCGTATCCCTGGCTCTAACGCTGGCCCTAGCTGTTTACCTGCAGCACCAAGACCCTTAATATCTGCTGTCAGCCCCTTATACAGCTCTCCCCCAATTTCTGCCTGGTTTTTTAGTCTCTTTAGCGCTTCGGATTGCTGCTTAATAGACAGCTCGGTTTGCTTGCTGGCACCTGCAACTTGCAGCATCTGTTCACGAACCTGTGCAAGCTGTTGGTCTGTTGGCTGCAAATCTCGTTGGAATTCACGGATTCCATTAGATGCACGATTGGCAGATGCGGTAAAACCATCCAGCACTCCACTTCCTTGAACGCGAAGTTGCTGCAGTACACCTCCAAAGGCGCGAGCTTCCCCACTAGCTCTTTTAGTTTCCGCTGCATTGGCCCTTGTTTTCGACTGCAGATCTTGAAGAGCCGCACCCTGTATCTTTGCGCTACTCGCCGCTTTGACCGATTCTTGTGCTAGGCGGCTTGATTCACCAGCTAACTGCTGAAATGTACCGCTAGCAGCTTCGGAGTCTGTTTTAACTCCTAACAAGCGCTCAGACAGCGCCTTGAACTGGTTAAGGCCCTTAACCTCTGCAGACAGCCGAATCGCAGTGTCAAGATTCAGCGCCATCTAACCTAAACTCTCACTTGCCTCTTCTCAGACTACCCACGCATACCCTGCAGAAACTCGCTTTCCATCAGCCGCAAATCCTCCAGCAGCCACACCCGATCTTTTCGCTTCACACCCTCATCCTTTGCACACTGAATGAACACTCCATAATCCAGTCCAACAAGTCCACTCATACCTGCCCTCCACTGTGTCTGAAGCTTCATAAACCAGACAACAACATCTAGGTTTTCAGCAAGAACCGCAAACTCTCGCTTTCTCTCCTCTCTTTCAGGTACAGCTAAGCCGAACATTACAGCAGCGTCAGCAGCATCCTTGCCGTCATCAGGTTTCTCATTCTTAGCGGCGCTTGCTATAAACCGCGCCGCATCTATCAGTTTTTTGCCCGGAATCCTCCAGCCTTAGCCGCAGACTTTTCACTAGGCTGTCCTAGGCTATCAAACCACGCATTCAGAATCGCGGCCGGTGCGCCTTGAACTTGATACATCCGTTTTTTGCTGGCCTCACTAAACTCTACGTCATCACCCTTGGCATCAGTAACCTTCGCCCAGCCGCATAGCACCTCATCGCAAAGATCACGGGTTTCGTCGCCTACTTCGCTAATGCTCTCGCCCTCAGTTTCGCTGTAACCATCCATTGCAGACAGCCACCGCCGCATCTTTGCTAGCTGGTTTGCATGTCGCTGTCGCAGTTCCTCCACTTGCTCCTGCGGAAGCCGCAGAAACTCAGCATCAAACGTAAACGTTTTCTTGCTCCCATTAGCCGGCAGCTCAATGCTTACCGGCCACAGATACGAATCAGACTGATCGAGTACAAACATGGGTGATCAGAAGAAAATAAGGCGGGTTTCGTCGTTTTGAGTCTTGGGCAGTGCCGTAAACGCAATCTGCAGCATATCGATACCATCCGAGTCGCTGAAACTCAGATCACCACTGATTGCACACTTGGGCGCAAACAAAATCGAACTTTCCGCAGCCACAGTGCCCTGCTGCACAACAAACGGGCCATCGCTGGCACCGCTATTATCAGCCGCAGCGGTGAAGTAGTTCTTCGTTGCTACCGGCGGATTCTCAATCGTCAACGTCCCATTAGGATTCGGCCGATCGGTGATCCGTGCAGTAGGGCTGCAGCCGATCAGACTACGGAACGTCGTAGTCAGACCCCAATCAAACGTGAAACCTTCACTACAGGGACCATGACCTTGGAATCGCAGCGCACGGGTATGGCGCGGCGTAACAGGCAACGGCTCAGACTGTCCGCCATACGTAAAGCTTTCAGAACTCCTAGCAGTCGGCGGCACATACCGACCGACACCAGTAATCGTAAACGTCCCGTACTGATTCAACGGCCCATTAAGCGCTGGGCTGCCACGGAATCCCTCAATACGATGCACGTTCTGATCTTTCACTGCAACCAACGTGCAGCTAGAACCATTCCCAAACGTGCTAATCGGCTGATACAGCGACAGCGCGGGGATTTTGTAAACACTGGTCTGATCAGCCGTAAAACCATCGGTGCTAGGCACCACGGTTACCTCTCGCGTGGTGCCGTTATGCGCCACAATCACGCCCTTATTACCCGAACCCGTACCACTGGTGATCTCAATAGGAAATCCTAGATACGCATCACTAGCGGGATTGCTGCCGCCCAGATCAGCCAGTGTCACCGTATTGGTCCCACCAGCCGTAGCAGTGCCAGTGATCTCAGCAGCCGTGGTCAAATTCATCCCGGCCGCCAGCAGCAACGGCGAAAACCGTGGCGCAGTACCTGCTACGCCACTGCCACCCCACTCAAATGTAACTGTGACGGCAACGTGTTCATTCGTCAGTGGCTGACGATCCGCGCCAAGAAACCCCTTAATGATGTTCCGTTGAACACGGTCGCCCGTAATTGGGTTCACCTCCAGCGATGTGATCCTTACCGCATCGCTTGCACCGATACTCCCTACCGGCGTGCCATAGGCTCCCTCAGCTTTGGCCAGCAGGAAGCTGTTACGAATCAAAAGTGCAGTCATCAGCCCTTGGCCTTGGCGACAGATTCAGCGGGCTCAGCTTTTGCTGGCTTGACAGCCGACTTGGCTGCCTCACCAGCAGGCACCATCTCTCCAGATGGCAACATCACAAATTCGCCACTCAGGCCGTGATGCTCAAATTGTGGCTTCGATGCCATAGTGCCTGGTGAGCTTCCGCATCATCAGCCTATGGACCTACGGCAGTTGATTGATCGCATCATCTTTGGTGCGATACCGCACTAGGAACCTATGGCCGATCCATCCGGCAGTAGCATCAGCCGGTTCGTACTGCGGCGCCCAGCCGTCAGGTTGCACATCATGCGCTAGACCGCCCATGGTGCGATCCGCCATCATGCGGGCGTGAACGTCGACGCCGATCGGATCTGCCAACTGATCAGGCACGTCACCACGAACATAAATCTCGATCAATACCGGCAGCCC